AAAGAGGCCATTAACATTGCTCTCTATCACGGTGCCATTACCGGCTGTCAAACTGATACAGGCTGGACAATGACACATGGAGAAGACACTATTGAAATCTTCAACAATTTTGATTTTGCTATGTTGGGTGACATTCACACCCGCCAAGCAATGGATACTAGTGGCCGCATACGATATGCTGGCTCTACAGTTCAGCAAAACTTTGGTGAAAGTAAAGACAAGGGATACTTGTTGTGGAACATCCGTACCCGTGATGATTGGGATGTTGACCACATCGCCATTACTAATCCACGGCCATTCGAGACCATTGTGCTTAATAAAGATGGTAGTGTGCCTAATGCCAACATCAGAAAGGGCTCGCGCTTAAGACTTGTCTCGTCTTCCAACTTACCCATTGACAGAATTAGAAAGGCCACAGACATTGCTAAAACAAAGTATTCGCCTTTTAGTATTTCTTTTCTTAATAAGGGCACCGACTCTCTTAACGAGTCAAAGCAGCAGATCTCTGGTATGGAAAACCTTAGAGACTTGAAGGTTCAAGAGAAGTGGATCAGGTCCTATCTAAAAGACTATGAGCTTACTGAGGACGAGATTCAGCAGATTCTTGATATGAATAGTAAATATAATAGAGAGGCCGAAAGCAAAGAGGAAATCAACAGAAACATAATCTGGAAGATTAAGAGTATGCAATTCGACAATCTCTTTAACTACGGAGAAAAAAATGAAGTCAACTTTGAAAAACTGGAAGGACTGGTTGGTATCTTCGGTAAAAACTATAGTGGGAAATCTTCTATTATCGACAGCGCTCTCTTTGGTCTTTTTAATACTACGAGCAAGGAAGAGCGTAAGAACGTTCATCTGGTCAATCAAAATAAAGAAAGTGCTAGTATCAATATGGTTGTCTCGGCAGGCCAACAGGATTACAGGATTATTCGCAATCTTAATAAGTATACCAAGAAGCTCCGAGGAAAAGAAACTCTCGAAGCAAAGACAGATCTAGACTTCCACAATATTACTCTTGACGAGAGCATGAATGGAGACACTAGAAACGAAACTGATCAAAATATCAGACGCACACTTGGCTCTATTGAGGACTTTATGATTACCTCTATGGCCTCACAGTTGGACTCCTTATCTTTCATCAGAGAGGGCTCTACTAAGCGTAAAGAGATTCTTGCCAAGTTCTTAGACCTTGATCTTTTTGATCAAAAGTTTAAGCTAGCTAAGAAAGAGTCAGCCGATACTGCTGTGCTTATCAAAAGATATAAACAGAAAGATCTTGCAGGCGTTATTACACATGAGACAGAAGCACTCGAACAGATTGATGAAGAGATAGCTGCTCTTAAAACAAAGTGTGAAACGTTTGAGAAAAAGAAAGATAGGTTAAACGCAGAACTGTCAACTCTTGAAAGTGATATCTCTTCTTTGCCAACAGACATCATTGATATCGATCAAGTTAATGATGATATCTCAACAAAGCGTGAGAAGCAACAGACGTTATTAGAACAAATAAAAACTTGGGAAGAAGAGATCGATCATGCAAATGCCTCTCTTGCATCTGCCGAGGACTTTCTTAGCACCACTAAACCATCTGAAGAAGAGAACTATCAATATAGAATAGATGCTCATGCTGGGCTTTTGGAGCAGATTAGAAGCTACGAAGCAGAGATTAACAAGCAAGAGACAGAACAAAAGAGATTGCAAAAGAAAATTAAGATGCTCGACAATCATGAGTATGATCCCGACTGTAAGTACTGTACTGGTAACAAGTTCGTAAAAGAAGCGAAAACTGCATCTAAGAATTTGCCATCTTGTACTGAAAACCTGAAAGAGCTACACAGAACCATGCTTAGCTTTAAAACCAAAGCAGACGAGCTTAATGTAGAAGAGGCTGCTGAAATTCTTAATAGCCGCAAGAAAACATTTGAATTGTGTGCTACGCTCAATAGAGAGAACGAAATGAGGACCTTGTCTATCCAAGGCGCGAACACCAAGGTAAATCTTTTAGAGAATGAATTGGTTAGTCTTGAAACAAAGGCAAAGCAATACGAAGACAACAAGGAAATCATTGAAAATCTTTCGACACTTATGAGAGAGAAGGCAGCGATGGAGAAGGCAATTCAAAAAGCACAAACCAGCCTTGACACTTGCAGTGAAGAAATGCAAGATCTTCTAATCGAGAAGGGTTCAACTCAAACCTCGATTGAAAGATATGTACAAGAGCAGAAAGAGCACGAAGCACTTGAAAAGCAGTGGAAGACTAGTGAACTGTACATGCGGTGTATGCACCCCAACGGTATTGCTTACGAAGTAATTAAGCAACGTTTACCCCTAATCAACGAAGAAGTAGCGAAGATCCTCGCTAACATTGTTGACTTTGAGGTGTTGTTTGAGAACAACGATAAGAAGCTTGAGATCTTTATCAAGCACCCTCGTTTTGAACCACGTCCGCTTTCAATGGGATCCGGTGCAGAGAAAACGATTGCGGCCATGGCCATTCGCTTGGCTCTAATTTCAATAACGAATTTACCTAAATCGGAACTATTTATACTTGACGAACCAGCAACTGCGCTAGATCAAGAACACATGGAAGGGTTCACCCGACTGTTGGAAATGATCAAGACAAAGTTTAAGACGGTTCTGTTAATCTCCCACCTTGATGTTTTGAAGGATTGCGTTGATACAACCATTGATATTGAGAAGATAGGTGGCTATGCAAAGGTGAGTATAAAATGAGTGAAGATGATAAAAAAGATATTATTGAAGATATAAAAGAACAGCTACATCTTGATGATCCCCGCAAGGGAGTGCTCGATGCGATTCAAGAAAAGATGGTTTCCAGAAAGCTGTTGGTGTTTATTACAGCTACTGTGCTTATGGCATGGACTGCCCTTGACCCTGAAACGTGGGGAATGATTGCCATGTGTTATATCGGTGGCCAAACGGCTGTAGATTTCGCAAAGGCGTGGAGACACGGATGAGCCTTTTGAAGTTGGTGGTTGACGCCAAGAAAGTATGGGCTTGGTGTAAGGCACACTGGAAGTGGATTGCGCTGGGCACTGCTGGGCTTGTGCTGTATTGTATGGGTCGTGGTAAAGGCAAGAACCTTCTTATTGCTGCACAGGCAGCGCGAGATCAATATCTAAAAGATAAAGAAGCAATCGAGTCAAATGCAGCTAAAAAGACAGAGCGCAATGAAAAGGCAGTTAAAGCTTATCACAAAAAGACAGAGGCTTTAAAAGAAAAGAGAGACAAGGAAACATCAAAGGTAGACGACATGTCATCAGAAGATGTATTAGAAGACTTGGGAATTAAAAAATTATGAAAATGTTATTACTATTAATGTCAGTAGCTGTGGCTGAAGAGCCTGTTTACACAGAACTTCAACTAAACGAACCGGCCCCATTTGCTGGATACCTATTGGACTATGATGCTCTGAATTTATTAAGTGATGCTGCCAAAGTCGGCATCGCTTGCCCTATTGAGATTGATTACCAAGTGGGCCTTATGGAAGCAAAGAAGCAACAAGAGTTTGAACTTCAAGCATCTGAGTATCAGTTCCACATTGATAATCTAGAAGCTACACTGGCCAACCAAAAAGAAAGAATCCAAAAGCTAGAGAAAGCCAAGAAGCCTATTCATTGGGGTGTATGGCTCGCAACTGGTTTTGTTATAGGCACTGGATCGACCATTGCTATTGCGCAAGCTGTTAATTAAACATAGTCGGAGGATAAGTGAGCAAAAAAGACCCTAACTACGTTGTTAAGCTAGAGAAAGCCATAGCAGAAAAATATGGTGAAGAGGCAATACAAAATCCTAAAAAAAACTGGAATGATGAGAAAGAGGCACAGTATGTTGAAGATCTCAAAATTCTTTATGAAAAACGCCAATCTACAGACTCTGAAGATAAAGTCGATGTGGATGGCGTTTTAATGGATAAAAAACTATTTAGTAGAGAATCTAAACGTTCTTGCCCTGTTTGCAACACATACTCATTTAGTTATCGTGATGATGTCTACATGACAAAATTTCAATGCTGCGAGAAGTGCTACATACAGTGGGTTGAAGATCGCGTAGACAGATGGAGAACAGGATGGAGACCAAATAAATGAGTAGTTCGAACATGTTAGAGATCGTGCAGGGACTTGCACAAGCCGCCGCCAACGCTTATGATGGCGCACACGATAAAAGATTTTCTCACGACGGAGAAGAAAGAAAAGTAGGCCTTCGAAGAGAAGAAGGTTGTGCAATTATGGATAGCCGTGTCATTGATGGCTTTAAGGTGAACTTCTCCGGTGATACAATGTGTATCTCTTACCAATCAGACATCAAGCTTAAAGAGGTTTATGCTGGTGGTTTTGAACAAGAAATGGAAGCCACCATTAATGACATTAAAAACTTCCTCCAAAAAGAATACAAAAAGGTTACTAAAAAATCCGTGTCTCTAAAGAAACAAGGTGATGTAGATGTAATGGTGCAGAGCACTTCTAGAGTCCGCAGCTTTGTTCAAGCCAAACAGCACTTTAAGGTAAGCGGGTTAGAAATGGACCCAATCCTTGCACCATCCGAAAAGAAAGAAGATAATGTTATTAAAGAATGGATTGGCCGCTCTAAGGGCTTAATCAAATAGGATGGCATGGCGTATCAATTATCGAAGAAAGAGATAGTAACAGAAATCGTGCGGTCTGGAAAAGACCCGGTGTACTTTATAAATAATTATTGTCGAATATCTCATCCAATGAAGGGGTTGATAACCTTTAACACTTACCCCTATCAGGATGATCTGTTAGAAGATTTTAACGATTATCGCTTTAATGTTATTCTGAAAGCAAGGCAGCTTGGGATCTCAACAATCTCGGCTGCTTATTGTGTCTGGTTTATGCTCTTTCACAAAGAGAAGAACATTCTCGTTATTGCTACCAAGTTCAGCACCGCTGGTAACCTCGTAAAGAAAGTAAAGAGTATCATGAAGAACCTTCCAGATTGGATGAAGGTCGCAACGGTTAGTGTGGACAACAGAACTTCTTTCGAGTTGTCAAATGGATCAACAATCAAGGCTGCTTCAACGTCAGGGGATGCCGGTCGTTCAGAAGCATTGTCACTGCTTGTTATTGACGAGGCAGCGCACATTGACGGCCTTGATGAGCTTTGGACGGGTCTCTACCCTACTCTGTCAACAGGAGGTCGCTGTATCGCTCTGAGCACCCCTAATGGCGTTGGAAACTGGTTCCACAAAACATATGTTGGTGCCCTTGAAAATGAGAACGAATTTAAGACTTCTAATCTACCTTGGGACGTACACCCCGAAAGAGACCAAGCTTGGTTTGAGAAAGAGACCAAGAACATGTCTCAGAGACAAATTGCGCAAGAGCTACAGTGCAACTTCAATACTTCTGGAGATACCGTTATTCATCCCGACGACATTGGTTGGGTTAACGAGAATCTATTAGATCCACAATATAGAACAGGCTGGGATAGAAACTTCTGGATATGGGAAAAGTATATTGAAGGAGAGCAATACTTGCTAGTCGGTGATGTTGCCCGAGGCGACGGTACTGATTCTTCTGTGTTTCATGTCATTAAACTTTCAACAATGGAAGTTGTTGCTGAGTATCAGGGCAAACCAACACTTGACATGTTTGCAAAAATACTGTATGATGCTGGTATAGAGTATGGAAAATGTCTCTTAGTTGTGGAGAACAATGGAATAGGCATTTCCGTCTTGGAAAAACTAATTAATCTTGGATATCCCAATCTTTATTATTCAATGAAATCTAGTCACGAATTCATTGAAGCAAACCAAGGAGAAGTTAACGATAGGGCAATCCCCGGCTTTACTACCTCTACCAAAACTAGACCCCTGATTGTCGCAAAGCTGGAAGAGTACATAAGAAACAAAGTTGTCACTCTACACTCATCTCGATTATTCCATGAGATGAAAACATTTATTTGGAAAAATGGCAAGCCCCAAGCAATGCGCTCTTACAATGACGATCTTATTATGTCTTTGGCTATTGCATGCTGGGTAAGAGATACTGCACTAGAAGTAAACGAGAAGCAAGTAGAATACCAAAAAGCTATGTTAAATTCTATGTATTGCTCAACAAAGAAACTAAATACAAGTATAAAAGGAATGAACGAATACAAAGAGAAAACAAGCTACAAAGAAAGATTGGAAGAAGAAAAGAAAAAAATAGAACCCCATATGTGGATTTTTAAAGGATAGATCAAATGGCACCACCAAGAAGAAAAAGATATTATAACGCTAATCAGCCATACAACCCACAGTCAGATTTGTTTAAGTCACTGACAAGGTTGTTCTCTGGTCCGATTACACAAAGAAGAACTCAAACTGGACGTCAATTAAGACGCCGGCACTTAGACGTATATGCTAAGTCATTTAAGTCAGCCAGCGGCAGACAGTTCAAGAAAGCTGAATACAACCCTATGAACAACCTTGCGTTGAACATGGTTGGAAACCGCAATAGAACTGACAGGTATGTTGACTTTGAGGAAATGGAATATGTTCCTGAGATTGCATCGTCTCTTGACATCTATGCAGATGAAATGACAACGCACTCAAGCATCAACCCCATGCTAAAGATTAGATGCCCAAACGAAGAGATTAAACATGTACTGCACAACTTATATCATAACGTCTTAAACATCGAGCACAACTTGTTCGGCTGGAGCAGAACGATGTGTAAGTATGGAGACTTGTTCCTGTATCTGGATATTGATGAGGACAAGGGTATCAGAAACTGCATCGGCCTACCTGCTCAAGAGATTGAGAGACTAGAGGGTCAAGACCCCACCAACCCCAACTATGTTCAGTACCAATGGAACAGTGGTGGTTTAACGCTCGAGAATTGGCAAATGGCGCACTTTCGGATCCTCGGAGGGGATAAGCACGCCCCATACGGTACGAGCGTTCTGGAGGCATCCAGACGCATTTATAGGCAACTTATTTTGCTTGAGGATGCTATGATGGCATACCGTATTGTCCGAGCCCCTGAGAGGCGAGTTTTCAAAATTGATGTTGGTTCAATCGCACCACAAGATGTTGAACAATACATGCAA